CACTTCTAATATATTAACAGCTTTCGACATTATTTTATCCTTTCGTCTTTCTAGTTAATTATCCCTTTATATCCCATTTAATTTTACTTGTCAAATCTTTTTTTCACACGAACTTCCATGCCTTCGGTACAGGGTGTTCCCTTCCCTTATACTATATACAAGGGTAACGTGGGTGTGATGGAGATGGAGTGGAGAGTTCAGGGACCAAGCATGCTCTTGAAGCCCAGGTAGATCAGCAGCAGGATCAGCGCCAGGTACGGGTGATGCGTTGCAGCCAGTAATGCAATGGCCCAAATCATATGGAGATCCCAATCATCTCTTGCATCCTCTGCCACTCTGGTCCCTGCTGCAGCTCCAGCTTCGCTCCGTCCATCCAGTCCATGAACCAGTATTCCAGGCGATGGATCTCTTTGTGTTCGTTAACGTATGCCCGCAGCTCATCGCTGGGCCCGCCCCAGGAGAACTGCCAACGCCAGTATCCCTCCAATTGGTCGTTGAAGGTATGCGGTTCTACGTAGTCGAATCCGAGTCCTTCAAACTCAGGCTCTGACAGATCTTCTCGCCTCAGTCTCCACTGTTCATCAATGCGCTCCTGACAGGTCTTCTCGTAATCTTTCTTTAATGCTTCAGTCATAGTTCTTCCTTTCCCTGTTAACTATATAGTCCCACTTTATTAGATAGTCAAGAGGCAAATGCAAATGCTTTTGCACAGGACACACCCATCTGCCTGGTGTGCTGCACAGGTAGATCCCTTATGTATCCCTGGTGGGCTGGGCCTCGGGCAATGGAAATGGACAATGGAACAGGTGGTCAGCTACCGCATCCCACGCTGCAGGGGGTGCGGGGAGCTTTACCCTGTAATGGGGGTCTGATTTGAGGGTAATGGACAATGGACAATGGAGCAAAAAACACGGAAAGATGTAGAGTGACCTCTCTACGAGGTGCTGAAGCATAATAAACGAACGTCCCCCATGCAAAGTGTGCTTGAAATTCCACGCCTTTTGAAAGGGTGATAAATCAATGCGGTCACTCTCAGTAACTTTAAGTTCCACAAAAACAGTCCTACCTTCTGAGATCCCATGCAAGTCGGGTATACCTTGACCTGCCCAAGATTCTATTCTAGTCCAATGGATTTTATGTTCAGTATTCTTTTTTATTAGCTTCCAAAACTTTGTCTCTTTTTTCAAAAAGGCCAACCAAAGTAATAATAAAATATACCACCAAGTAAAAACAACTTCCAATGAATAATAACAGCCAGACCAAACAACAATACAAGAATTTGAATCATGGCACATGCCTCATCATCGCTTGTAATTTATGAAAGTAAATTAATCTAAAATCAAAACTCTCGGCATTTAACATTGCATATCTAAGCCAACCAACTCGATTCCAAAATAATTCCTCTGACATCGGTAATGAAGAATACTCACCATACTTTACAACTATACTCATCTTTCGCCTCTTCCTTCATTAACTATTTCAATCGGGACCTTTGGATACTTTTCTTCTAAATAAAGTCTAATATTGTAAAAAGTATTATTTTCATCAAGTAAAATAACTTCTCCACCCTCAATAATCTTTTCTTTATGAAAGACTAAAATATCTTTAAGTTTCATACTTTCTCCTTATAACTTTCTATCTCACACTTCTTGTAAGTGCAACCATCTTCAATAGCATATTTGTCAGTAGTAATATCTACTATGACATCATACATGCCTTGACCATACTCTTGACCAAGAACTCTTACTTTATCTCCTAAAATATAATTCATAACTTTCTCCTTTTTAAGACTGGCATATTTTATACCCACAATGTCAATTCATTGGGACAGGTATGTTTTTACATCTGGTAGCCTGTAGTCTCATTTAAGAGTTTTCATTATCAGAAACCAGTCTTATATACCCTATAATCCCATTGTATCTCATAGTCAAGACTTATTTTCAATTTGTTTTGATTCTTTTATTTCCTCAAAAGAGGTCGTAATACTGTATTGTTCTTTCAACTCTTGTAGTTTCTTCTCAACTTCATCTCTTGACATTGAGTCAATTGTGCCTGTGAGTATCTCTTTCTTATCAACATACAAACCAGCTATCTGACCACGCCTAGTCTCTGCAGCTACCGCAGCATTATAGTTCCCAGCAGCAGACGCAGCATCTCTAATTCTAGCTAATGTAGATAAAGATCTTTCCTGACTACACTTATACCTGTCAACTAGGGCCCTTCTTTCTTGGTCAATTGCTTTTGCAACTAAAGGATATTGCTCAGGATTCTGGAGTTCGTAAGCTCTCTGTTTAGCAGATCCAGCTGCGTAACCTGCCTCTGATGCGCATTGTGTGGCTGTTTTCAAACCTTCGGAATGGACAAGAAGTAATACAAACTTTCTCTGTTTAGCTGTAATCTTCCTGTCAAACAACATGTCTGACAAAGGTTCAGGTAATTTAACTTCTTCTAATTCGCTCATTTCAATAGATGTTTTTATCAGAATAATATATTTTTACCATAAAACCTACAAAAATCGAGTTTTCTTTGTTTCTTGTTACTTCTTGTTACCTCTAAATTACCTTGTAAGTAACAAAAAAGGTAAGTATTCTGCTACTTGTTACCTTGTTACCTTGTTACTTGGTAGTCTAATAAAATATAAATACAAACAACTTGGTAGAAAACATCTATAGAGATGGGTGTTTAACCAAAGAACTTTGGATCTTCCCTGATCAGACGCAATGCTTTATCCAATGCTTCTCTTCCATCCGTAACTATTTGTTCCCATTCTAATGGAGTATATGTTCTGTCTAATTTGGGGTCGTAAAATTTAACGTGATAGTTTTCACACTTATCACATTTATATATTTTTCTTACTGGGCTCTCTGGTAGTGCGATGTACATAACGTTTTATCCTTTGTAACGGAAATAAAACCACATTATTGGGTAATTTTTTCTTAAAATAAATTGAATCCATAATTTGCATATTTTTAATTCTATCGTATTGGTTGGTCCGTGAGGCGAGGATCGTGTCTAGTAAGTCCCTCTGCTTCAATATTTCTTCGTGGCTCATCTTTTTTTAGGCCCTTTTTTAGGTTTCTTTTTTGGTTTAATTTTAGGCTTACCATATAGTCTTTCAAGACTGTCCGTTAATCTTTTTCTTTTTCTATCTCTCTGGTCTTTACGAATCTCTGCTTTAGCTGCACCCTCTTGTGCCTGACCACCCATGGCATAACCACCAGCTTTCTTAACTCTAGTTCTAATATCGACAAATTTTTTGGCAGGGCTTTCAATGGTGCTTATTACACCTTTTTTTAATTTTACCTTTAAATCAGGAAATGCCTTAATGGTCTTGACTCTTAAATCAATGTCTTTGAATTTACCCATTTTAACCGCCTTTCATCTTTCGGAGCCTCTTTTAGTTCGGCATTTCGCTCCACGAGAGGCTCCTAGGAAGGAAAATTAATGAAAAAAAATAACTATGCGAAGATACTTTTTACATTAAGCAAATCCTAACTGAAAAATGAAAAGTTCGCAACTAAAAAGGTGGCTCTTGCCCTCGCTTAATCGTTGGAATCGGTTGAGATGGGATAAATTTTGTAGTTTTTAAACCCATCTGGGTCAAGTGGCGGTCCATAATAGAACGAGGTTGTCTCATCCGTAATGCCGTCTGACCATGTTTGATTATAGTGTTCATCATCCTTAATTTCGCCCTGCGAGTTACATACTTTGCATTGTTCAATGCTTTTTTCTGCTTCCCAATTTAGCCTTAGATATCCATTCCCTTTGCAATTGAAACATATCATGTTCTTTACCCTCCTCGTCTACAACAATACTGCCTATATTTTGTGTCGTTAGTAAATATATATCACCATATCGTTTTCTAATTATATTTTCAATCCTATGAAGCTTGCCACGAACCAGGTATTCATCCTTGGTCCGTGGGTCACGCTTCGCCTTCTTATTTAATTTTAACATCTCATTTGTCAGACGTTGTATCAAACTAAGTTTTGGCATTTATCTTTCTCTTTTTTGCTTCTTGTTTTACTAAATATGTTATTTGCATACCTGCAGACCTATCATCCAGTGCAGCAAGTTTCTTTAACAAGTTATAGGTGTCAATTGCCACTGCCACCGACTTGAACTTCTTGATATCCATCTTCATCCTCTGGTTTATCATCGTATTTATGATTCAGTAACTCAACGTCACCAAGATCAATTGCTGGTTGACTTGTTGAGTGGGCCACGGGCGGTGTAAACTTACGCCCACAATTTTTAGCGAGTTGCGTCCACGTTTCAGCATACTCTTGGTAATGCTTCATCATAGGCTCATCATTAATCATTCGTGAATCATTAGCACGCATTAAATTAATTTTAGCTCTAGTTAATCTAGTGCCAAGCTTGAAGCCTTCTTTAAATACAGCTTCATAATCTTTTTTTAATATCATTACTTTCTCCTTCTTTAGTGAGTAGGGGGATTCTTTGACTACCCCCAACCTTTTCCCGACAAGTCAAACCTGTATAAGTTGACTAGTACTTCAGAACCACCCTTGGACCCTTCAGACATTTGTCCATATCTTTCCTCAAGTGTGCCTTACTACCTCGTTACAGTTGTTCAGCCATACTCGGAGAATGTTGCACCATTCTCATTTAATTGTATATATAATCTAATATAATGGGAGAGTCAAGTATTATTTATAACAAACATAGAAGATTCTAAACACCAGGTGTGTACAAAAATAGGATTAATACCTTGTATTGATGCAGCTTTATTTAGATCATTTTCTATCACAACACGCCTAGCTTCACATTTATCTTGGTCAAACCACAGTTCAGCATTGTGTTTAACTGTAGGCATACCAGGCACAGATAACATGGAGATTAATAACCAAATCTTAATCACCAGCATCACCCCAGTTGTCGCCTATTTCAACGTCTACTTTGTTTGGCACTTCTAAATCAATTGCATGTTCCATGATCTCTTTAATCCTAGACTTATCCTTGTCATTAGCAACAGAAAAATCTAGCTCATCATGAACCTGAATGTGTGCCGTGTAGCCTTGTTTGAACAACTCGAGCATTGCTTTTTTAGTTTGGTCAGCTGCAGATCCTTGTATTAAGCGGTTTAATGCTTTGTAGGTCCAAGCTCTTTTAATCATATGTTCACCGTATTCTCTTTGAGCTTCAGCAAGTGATAGGGCTTTTTTGCCCCACTCATTACTTGGTTCCCATTGATCAAAACGACATCTTCTACCCTCAATCGTAGATAGAAAACCTTTCTCACCTGCTTTACGCATAGTATCCATCATTAATTTTTTTACGAACGGAACTCTTTCATGATAAGCAGCTAATAATTCTTCAGCAGTTTCTTGGTCCACGCCAAGTTGTGACATCAACTTACCTTTACCCATGCCATAAAACAAACCTAAGTTAATTGTTTTAGCTTGTTTACGAGGAATATCCGCAAGATCAGATACCATTTGATGGAAGTCCGTTTCATCATTTTCTTGATATGATTCTACAAACTTTCCTGCGCCTAGATAGTTTTTAAGACTAGCGTAATGTACGACGAGGCGTGGTTCTTGCTGTGAATAATCAAATATACCCCATTTGCAATCTTTTTCTGGAATAAAAATACTTCTGATCAGTGGGCCGAGGATAGCGTGCCGTGCAGGTATTTGCTGTAAATTAGGATTACTGTAACTAAATCTACCTGTTACTGTTCCCCCTTCGTCCGAACGCATCTGGTGGATCTCTGCGTGAATCCTCCCTCTGTGCGAATGCTTGAGAATTGTGTCGATGAACGTGGTTCTCGCTTTATTAATTTCTCTACACTCAACAACCATCTTGGCAAGCGGGCTATCATGAGTCGCAAGAAAGTTCTTGTCAAACTTTGGCTTCCCCGTTGGTGTAATATCAAAGTCCAAATTAAGTTTCTTGAATGCCTTTGCAACACTAGCAGCGGCCCATACTTCGACGTCCACTCCAGTAAGTTTTTTAATAGATCGTAAGATTTTATTTTCTTTATTAAGTAAATCATTTTTAATTTTGTCCGCTTTATCTAAATCAACCCTAACGCCCTTTTGTTTCATGTCAAACAAAACGGGAAATAGGTCGGTTTCTAGCTCAAAAATGTTTGTTAAATTTTGTTTAATAATCTCTGTGCGTAAGTGATTCCACAACCGTAATGTAACAGCTGCATCTTGTTCTGCATACTCACCTACATGCGAGGCAGGAAGCTTCCATAGTTCTGCTTTAGGATCAAGGCCCCACATTTTAGCTGCTTCGTAGAGTTGGGCTTCTGATTTTGACTCTTGTAGATAATCTTTACTAAGTGTGTTTAAATCAAATCTAAACCTGTTCTCATCTACGAGTGGTGCAGCAATAAGAGTGTCTATTATTTTACCTTTAATGTCAACACCAAGCGTCTTTAACCAGCCTACATCATAAAAAGCATTATGAAAAATATAGTTTTTATCTTCGTAACTGCATTGTTTTTTTAACCATTTACTTACAATATTTTTATCCATGTTTGGCGGTGTGTCGTGAGCAATGGGATAGTAACCGCTCCACCCTTCTACTGCTACAGCAATACCGACTACTTCTCCGTCTTTGCGAATATAACCTGGCCCTTTGTCCTTGATGCCAGGGTCTCGTGTTTCTAAATCTATTGCTATCTCATCGTAACTAGATAAGTCAGGAAAATGATCTGGCATGACCCACTCACTAGGCATGCGATGTACTT